AACTAAGTTACCCAAGTCTCTGTAATTGTTTTTGCCAAATACTTGACCCAACATACCAGGAGCATTAATATAAATGTCTCTGTATTGTTGTCTAATATCACCTATGTTAACTTGTGTAAGGTCTTGGTTAAGCGGATTGTTATTTAAGTTAACAGGAATTGCATAAGGAGCAGTTTGGCTAACTTGATTGCTTAATACCAATATTTCTACTACAGTATCTTCTACTATCTTAGTGGTGTCTAACACCACAGTGGTAGTGTTGTCAGTGGTAGTCCAAGTATACTGACTTTGGCAAGAACATGCGTTATTAACATACACTTGCACGCTGCGCCACTGATCTTCACCTTCAACCATTTCAGTAGCTGCGATATCGCAAACAAACTGTGTAGTTGGTGCAGTGACACTATATGGGAATTGGAAAACTTGATATTGAACGCTGGGCGCTATAGCTGTTTGCCATCCTAATCCACGTGTAAAGTTAGTTCGTGTGCTGTAATTTAACACATAACCAGTATTAACCTGTTGTGTTACAGAATTAAAATCAGTAACGTAATCAAACGTGTCTGTGTTTAATGATACATCAAAGCTAATATCACCTACGTTGTTTACTTGGCTGTATCTGATAGGGAATCCAAGAACTGGATCGTTAGTACCAGAACCTAATCCATAAGAAAACAACTTACAACCAGCGAACGAAGTGCCTATATAAGCATCTGGATTACCAAAGCTTATATTGTTTTTATCTACTACGTCAAATAGCGGAGCTTGGTTAACTGTTAGCTTTTGTTGTGCTAGTATCCAGTCAACATCATTAAAATAAAAACTCTTACCCCTATTGTTATATCCTCTAACAATAGTAATTTGTGTGTTTTCTAAACATAATGCATCAACCGCTTCAGTTAGCGTGATAATTGGAGCTTCAGTAGCGGAAACTGAAGAAATGTTAGCCACATAAATCTTATTCTTAACATTAATATCTGTGTCTTCTGCAAATACAATTCTTGCTCCAGAGAACAAAGCGTAATTATCAGTATTTGTGCTGGTGCCAACAATGGCTACTTCAGTAGCTGAAGCTACTGTTAGCGTGCCTTGCCAACTTACAGTCAAGGTTGTAGTTGTACCATCATCTACGATAGTGGTAATTTGTGTATTTCTTGGTAATATGTTTAAGTAGTCACTTACATATTGTCCTACTTCGAATGTGCCAGTGATTCCTGAAGTTGCTACTGTGATTGTAGTAGAAGTACCAGTAACACCTGTGATAGAAACAGTGTTATTTGTATAAACTTCTACGTCAGGATAATATCTGTTTAAACCAGAAACAGTAGAAAATGCATCTGTAGTTCTTCTATCAATAAAATCAACTAAATCTTTACCCGCTGTTCCTGAATTAAAAAGTTTTAGGTTAGGGTAAAACTCGATAATAGGTCTTACTGCTTTATTAGTAGCGGTAGCCAGTTGTGTAACCAAGTTTGGAGTATTGTTATAAACAGCAGTTTGGTTAATAACATCAACGTGGAACCAACGATTGCTACGTGACCAAGCATTTTTATTAACAGAATTTCTTGCAATAGTAATATAGTCTGGCGTCACAGGAACGAATGAATCGCCTTCATAATTACCTATGTCATATGGCTTAATATCATACGGTATTAGAACACTTGATGTAAAACTTTCAGGAGCTTGTAACTCTTCTACTGGAATAAGTTCTATTGCTGTACCAACACCTTCTACGTAATATTCACCTTCCAAATAACTTGCAGGTACTATATCGCCATCGAATGTAACTTTTAATCCGTTTGTAAATACTACACCGTTTGTTGATGTAAAGTTTTTCTTGCCTAAAATATCAGTTTCTACATTTATAGTATTAGTTACGTTGCTTTCTATAAGCTTAATAATTCCAACTTTATTAGAAGATACGCTATCTTGATAATATAGTTGATCTAATTCTGCTGTAATTGGTGGTATTAAAGTAATTACGCCTAAATTATTTCTATAAAAATCTCTATTGATCCACTGGGTACCAAATTGTGCTGTAATCTTTTCATCATTATTAATTGCACCGTCAGGAGTTAATCGTAGTACTGGACTTTCAGGATCACCAATGTAAGAAATAACATAGTAATTTTCGTTTACTGTTGTATAGTATCCTTCTTCATACAAACCTTGATTAACATTAGCAATCATTGCGCCATTTGTAGTGCTTAAGTCTAACGGAGCTCCGTCAATTGTTGTAGAAATCTTAAACTGTGTTGAGTTTATGATTTCGGAAATATAATACATATTTCCAGCAGTTAATCCACCAAGAGTTGGAGAGTTAAAAGTTATAGTATTGTTTACTACAAAATCATCAGTAGTTCCAGATGATAGTGTTAATACTTGGCCTATCGTGGTTTCTACTGTTACTGTTATAGGTGCTACTAATCCAATATTAGTATCGTAATTTCCTTCTCCATAGAATGATGAAATATATCCTATTTCATTTGTAACGCCGGTATTATAGAACAATACTCTTAAACCGTCTAATGAAGTAATACCGTCAATAGACCCCAGTTCAGCTAAGCTGGCACCGTTAACTTGTGAGAAAGGTAAAGTACTTACTACATCTACTAAATTGTTGCCAGGGAACAACAAATCGTTTTGTGCATCTTTACTAGGCACATTAAAAGTTACTATGCCCTGAGTAGCACCGTTGTTTTCTACTCCAAAAACTTCTCTAACAGAAATATTAGTGTTTGTTGCGCTAAATCCACTGGTACCAGGTTCGCTTTGTATCCAAAACTGTGATGGTTGGTTAACAATAAAATTGTATGAACCACCTCTTAAAAGTGTGATCGTAGGGTTAGTACTTCCAGCTTGGGCTGTGGCTTCTCTTATGTCATATGCGTTAGCCAAGTCTGTTACAACATATTCATTAGTTGTGTAAACTAAAGCAGAAGAAACGGTAACAGAAGGTGGACCGCTGGGCAACCAGTAATACTGATTGTAATTAACAAGCGTGTCTAAATTAGTAAACGAATCCCATGAGTAAATTTCGCTTTCGAATAAGCGAGAATTGTTGTTAGTAATACCGCCTTGAAGTTTAATAGCATCGAGCATTCCAGGATAGCTTATAAAATCTTGTGCTACAGTAGAATTGTTTTTAGTAAAAACTACACCAGGATCCAACTGATAATCAGTTCTTGTTTTAGTTGGTTCGGTAACATAATAATCGTTTGCATTTACACCATAACCAAACTTACTACCAATATAACCCTCTATCTTTTTTGTAACAGGTGGGTTAACTAACTGATCGAGTGTTGCTGATAAAAATTCAGCATTAGTTTTAGTTTGAAAAATTTCTGGAAGAAAGTTTAAAGTGCGAATCCTAGTTGTCATATTATTACCTTATTTGCAACTCTGCTGGCGTTAACGCCGCTACTACCTGTATATCATTTGCTGTTGCTGCTGATACGAAAATTTCGTATGGCATGCATTTTATTTCATATAAATCACCAAATCTCTTACTAGGATCATTTGGCACTAAAACCGCAGAACTTATTAGTTCTCCGCACTCTACATGTAAGAAGGCACTTAATTCAGTAAAGAAGAAAGTATCTCCAAAGTTCCAGTTATTAATATTAAAATAATTATTCAATGCTGCTAATACAGCACTTTTAATTTCACTATCACTTGCATTTGTAGAGCTTTGTCTAATTACTTTGATGGTTCCTCTTAAAGCAGAGTCTGCCTTGGGACCAAACAATGGCTTAAACACAACACTATTTAACACTACTGAATCCGACAACATTTTGAAATTCTGTACTTGGCCGTATTCTTGATTAAGTTCATTAATAGTGGGAACAAGCGGTTTAGGCACAGTGTTTGTAGTATCTTGAATCCAGTTTTGATAAGCAGTATAATAAGATTGTGGTACTACATACAAATCAATGATGTTTGTAGTAGCTGGATCAATACGATTTGTGTTATTAGAATTGTGTCTATACTGGTATGATAATCCTTGTCTACCTGTTTTAACAGAATATTGTGGCTGTTCTAATAACGTGTAAGTAGGAATAGTAACAGTAGGGTCTTGTACTGTTTTATAAAATACATTTTCAGTAGATGCATAAAATAATTGCCCAACTGGATAATCATACTTTACAATTTCTATTTGTGTAGTTGTAGGATACTGATAGTTTACATCACTAGAAGGCACTATAACTTGTCGTGTTAAATTAATAGCGTCTTGTACTTCTTGGAAGAAAACATACTTACCTACAGTTGACCCGCCAGACACATAACCAGTAACTTGTTGGAAGAAGTCTGGTATTAATATCAGTTGACGATTGTTGATATCAGTTGCTGCTACTTCTACTTGGAAATCATCCACATACCCGTCAGATTGCACAGTTTGTCCTAATATATTAACTTTTAAATCCTTGCCAAAAGCTTGTGTAGCGGGACTAGGTTGTGAGTTAATAGATAATATATTAATAAAGTCTTGAATTATTTTGCCAGTGTATGGGTCATAAACTAATTCGTTCTTTGAAAAAGTAAATCTAGTATCTGCTACGCTGCCAAAATAGTAAATCAAGGACTTAAAAGTTATTTCGTACCTGTCACCAACGCTTTCTAATTTAACAAAGTAATCAGGATCATTGAAAGGTCTAATTATCCATCTTTCTTCATTAATAGTTCTAGAGTTGTCGAATTCTAAAGTGAAGTTTTGCTTTAATTCCATTCTAGTAACGCATTCTTGAATTACTTCTGTTGAAAAAGAATTATCGAATACTGGGATAACTTCTGATAATATTACTCCAGTTGGAACATAACCGTTTAGTGTAATTGGTCCTGTGCCGTTAGCAAAGCTACCTTCACCATTATTAGTACCATCACTAACAACATTTAATACAGTAGTCCAAATAAACGTTTGATATGTATTAGATGGTACTCCAGATACTAATCTATTATTGTTATCGAAATAAAAACCTGCTGGAGCTATAAACTTTAACATAGCGCCAGTAGTTATATACTTGGCGTCAGTAGTAGTAAATGTACCTACTTTAACAGTAGGTTCATCAGCGCCATCGATATTATAAAAATACCCTGATTCACTGGTTGCATCTACTGAACTTGTTTGCCAATACACAACGCCTGTTCCAACTCCTGTATTTACGCTGTAACGAGGATAGTTTTCTATATAATACTGATTAGTTCTAGTTTCAGCTAATATAGCTGATAACGTGTCAGTAAAAAATGAAATAATATCATTTGTATTATTAACAGATAACACTAAATCGCCGTCAGTATCTACTAAGTAAATAGCACCATCAGAACCAAAAGAATTCGTGCTAGAATATTTTCCAGTTGGGTCTAATAAATCCAAGTTCTTAGATATACCAACAGATGATCTGTTAATAGCTTTACTTTTTATAATAGAACTATAAAGAGTATATGGGAAGTTGTTGTAGTCTTCACCATTTACCATTCTGTTTTGTGTATAGTATCTAGTAGGTGCTCGCTGTTTAATATCAGCCAATGATTCTCTTGCTTGAGCAGTTGACACAGTAAGCGGCAACTCTAAGCCAAGAGTAAGAACTTCGTTTCTACCTTGACGGTTTACATAAGTGATAGATACCGTGATGCCTTGCATTTCCGAAGGTTCGATTACATATGTTTGTGCATTACCAGAACGAACGTATGCTCTAAAATTACCAACAGGAACTTCAGAAAATACCCCATCACCAAAGATATAAGAAACTTGATCATTAAAACGTGAGTCTACAGAAAATATCTTTTTGTCTGAACGTTCAGTTTGAAGATATGCGTCTGCATAAACGTTATCCACTTTTCTCCAAAACAGTCTGGCTCCGTTGTTATTGTCTAACTGATATAACCAAGTATCAGTGTCGTTGATACCTGGAATGTCAATATCGATAACTTGGTTTGCTATTTGCTGTTGCAAGTTAAAGTCAAAGGTTTGCAATCTGCCTTGTTTGAAGTAAAAGAAGAAACCAGTTTCTGGACTGCCGTACCCTAACTTATCGTTTCTATAAAGCATATTAAACTGGTTAGTTGGTTCAGGCGGTAATTCATAAACATAATCTTGATCTAAGCTAGTTACTGATACTAACTCGAATGCCATGTTCTGACCATCTACTGTGCTTGTAAAGGGCACAATAGGTAATGAGTTACTGGGTATTCTTAATGCATATTCGTTTGTGATAACGCCAAGAATATCTGCTGAGTTTCCAGGATTGCCTATTCGTTGACTATCTACTAATGCAGCGTTAATAATAGTGTTAAACTGTTCTAACCAGTTAGGGTTTGCTGGATCGTTCCAAAGAATAATAGTATTACTTAGGTTTACACCGTTGATATCAGTTAAGTTTTGAGTTGTTTGTATGCTAGTTACTTTGATGTAACCTTGTCCAGCTATGTTTCTTTTTGGAGTATAGCTTACTAAATTAGCCAGTTTAATAACAGAATCTCTACGTTCTGCTGTGTCGATAAAGTTTTCTCTGGCGTTTAAGTCGTTTCTAAATGCCAAGCCTTGACCCATGAAAGCCATTACATCAAGTATTGCAATAAACTCGGAGCTTTCTATGTAGTCATTAAACGTTTCAGGATAGTAAAGACGTAAGTAGTCTATGAAATTCTTACGTAAAGTTTCGTAGTCATAACTCTTAAAATCCGCTTCTCTAAATGTTTGGTATATTTGTTTCCAATCATTTATCCCGAATAAACTTGAATTTCTAGATGATGTAGCCATAATAATTCTCTATGTTTTTTATTATTTATCATTTAATAAAAACACGTTTTTTAGAATTATGATAGTAACGAAGCTGTATTTGTCTGTTGGTTAAAGAATACGCCTAAAACTAGCGGCTGGTTGTAAGGGGTAACTGCCATTTCTACTTCAAGTAGTATTCCGTTGTCTCTTGAGTATACTTCGATAGCGTTGATCAGCATTCTTGGATCAAGTTTTGCTACTCTTCGTATTTCGTTTTGAACTTGTCGTTTAAGATCAGCAGTGTTGGGCTCGAAGA